GAAGAACCTGAATAGACGTGACCTGTCTTCAGGTGAGTTTTATCTGCACCAAACAGATGTTCGCCATGCTCTTTGTGAAACGCATCGTGTACTTTACTCAGCGCTGTGTGAACATCTGTTCTGCGCACTGCTCTGGTATCATGTTGGATTGGAAATGGAGCAGCAGAAGTTTCTTGCCCCTTTGGTCCAACTTTGATATTTCCACCCTCGTTTAGAAAGAACTTAAAACTTTTCATTATTTTTTCCAAACGATAGAGTAGAAGAAGATTTCGCTTCTTTGAATTTTGGATTGATTGCCTTGAAGCGAGTCGCCTCTGGGTTAGCAGGTGATGGGTGAACAACCAATCCTTCAGTACCAGATCCAAATTTGTTCTTGATTTTCTTTTCGCCAAGATGCGCAGAAACCTTAGCACTAACACGCTTTTTGATGTTATTAAACTTTTCAATCTCAGCGAGTTTTGCTTGTTTGTTCTTAGGAACTGTTCTGGTATTGATCAACTCATGATTGAGTTTATGGAAATCTGCTACTTCATCTTTGACATCGACATGCGATGGCGTGTGCTTAATAATATCATGATCGAATTTTATATTATCATCCGACAAATTGTTCTTAAAGTGTTCAGGATCGTGTTGCTGATTCGTCGGCATCTTAGAGTGAATGATAAATGAACCTTGCTTACCCATTCCCTTCGTGGAATAGGAAGTATGAACAAACTTCACTTCATCTTTCTTATCTCCAGGACGAGCGAGCGAGCGATTAAATGCTTCGCCGCTGACAGCAACTTCGCCATGCTTCTCATAATGTTTTGCCAGATGATTCTGCAGTGCGCTGTTTGAGTGTAGAGCATCGTGGAACTTAGACATTGCTGTTGGACCAGTAGGATCATATTCCTTACCAGTCTCAGATGCTCTGCGTTTTGCTCGTTCAATATGTCCTGCACCAGTTCTAATTCGATCGCTACCAGAACCTGAGTGTTGTGTGTAGAATCCATTTTCGTCATGCCCAAACTTAAACGTTTGACCATCGGTCTTTTCAGTTACATGATGGATGTGGACTTTACCGCCTTGAGTAGTTTTCTCAAACTCATGCGTAGACAGCGACGGAGTTTGTCCACCTGCAGGTGTCGGTGAGGAATGCAGGTGTGGGAGACCCTGTCGGATAGATGCTTCAGAGAGATATTGGGTAAATGATAACATGGGATTCCTGTTCAAAGTATCTCTCTATTTATAATAAAAATGCCTACGTTACTCCGACTTTTACTATGTTTTCTCGCTAAGAGAATGTGTTTACTACGGGTACACCGTTGGTAATCGGTAGGCAATCACCGTTAGTATTTATTAAAACACTTTTTTCCAAGGGAAGTTTATACGAGATGGAACTCTTTCTATTGTATTTGGATCAAATTTTCTTGTATAGAATATCATCTTCTCATCATCATATACTGGGATGGTAGCAGTATCATCAATGACCCCCTTTCTACCACCACGACGACAAGTAAGAACCACCCAGTCAAGATTTACTTTTTCACTTATATCGGCAAGTCTGCCTAAGAATTCTCGGTCACCAAAATGAAATGGAACCCACGATTCATCATAACCCTCAGATTCCACAAACAGTTTCTTTGAGATAACAAACTGATTGAGTGCAACATAGGGATCACCGCGACCTTTGTAGCGAGCATTAATCTCATACAATTTCAGAGGATCAAGTTCTTCTGTTTGCAATCTGCGCAGTTCAGAGGGTTGGATTGTATAATCAATATCAAGGAACAACAACCACTCAGTATTAGCAAGCATGGCACCAAGATTGCGGCAACCATGACTGTTGAATCCAATATCCTTGGTGACTTTATATACTGAGAGATCTATGTTGTCTGAAAATGTAACACCCCGAAAGACTTCCTCGGCGGGAACCTCTTGGGATCCATCGTCGATTAGGATAATCTTGATCGGGGTGTTGTAAACGTTCCATCTCTCGATTTGTGTCTCGAGAAGTGTTCGGTCGTTATAGTAAGTATGGATTATTGTGAATTGGTTCATCCAACGATCTGTTGGAGTTCCGCACTTGCATCAATTTCGGTTAGATCGATGGCGGGAAATTCAACCTGCTCAGTTAGACTATACTGAAGATACTCATTATGAGTAAGATTCTGATCCAGATACAGTTGCCACCCCGAGAGAGTTTCGTGGAACTGCTTAGTATGAGTTTCGATAAGGTGGCGTTTTGATTCACATGCCTTGCCGAGTTCTTCGAGAGTTGGTTCAGCGGTGAACCGAGCAATGACATATTCCTTGGCACCAACTGTTTTCCAAAGTGGCATATCATCAGTCGCAGAGTTTGCCCAGAGGGAGGTCGTTACAACCAACTTGAGATTTAGTTCTTCATTAGTTACTTCAGTCATATTCATTCCTTAAAAAATGGTGATACCAGTAGGATTCGAACCTACGACCTAGAGCTTAGAAGGCTCTTGCTCTATCCAGCTGAGCTATGGCACCAATGGGTATTTAGGCACGGATTTTATATTCACGAAACAAAACTGACTTCGCAAAATCTTCCTCGAAATTAGGATGACGTTCAGCGTAGGCAATTTTTCGCTCGGCGATTGGAACTTCTTTCAGAGCCTGACACTTCTCGTTACGATCATCAGAACGTTGAGCGATCAGGTTCAAAATAAAAAGATTATATTGGTGACCAACCCAAGCGCCATTGGCATTAAATTTATTATAATTAAAAACACCCTTACCGATTTTAGCATTACCGTCATCGTAAAAAATAGCCATGTTCAATTTCCTTTCATTGAGTATTACTTATACCGCACTTGAAAGGAAAAGTCAAGTGTTTTTTATCGAACATCTACCTTTTCTGGAAAGTCAAACCAACCAGTAGCGATATACTTATTTCCGACAAGATCACGTGCTGCGCGATGAGAATGAGTATATGCTGCTGGCCAAATAAGCAAAGTTCCTGCCTCTGGTTTAATTGCTAGGTCTTGGTATTTAAACTCGGTCTTGCCACCTTCATCCACAGTGTTTAGATATAACATCCAGACACCAAACCTACCTCTGTGTTTCCCAGAACCCTGTTCAGAATGCCATACATGAAACCCTCCACCAGTTTCTGATTTCTGAAATTTCCATCCAGGATTGAAGACTTCTAAGAATGCTCGACCAGCAGCGCCATACTGCTTGTTGTACTGTCTCCAACCAGCATGGACTGCATCAATAACAGAATCTTCGGATGATTTCAAAGAACCATATCTACCAGTAAAGATGTTCCAGTCTGTTCTGGATGCATCATCTGATAAAATGCAGGAATCACCTGGATCTGGACGAAAGATGATATCGTCCATTCTGTCACAGACTTGCTGACACTTTTCGATGCTTAGAGCATTAGGGTATGATTCGATAAAATTCATTAGAAGTTAAACTTTGACATGTCTCGTTGACGTTGACCGATTGTGGTTTTCTCGAACACTGGTAGATCGTCTTGACCTGAATCCATAATTCCCTTTTGGGCAGATTCTTCTAAATCATACAGACGCATCTTACCACGATCGATACCAACCATGAACCTCTTATTTAGTCCTGGATCATTGTAGCGATTTTTCAACTGCTTGACCATTAGTTGCCCCATTTTCTCGAGTTCTTCAGTAGAGATGAGAGCAAACATCAAGTCGGCAGTTGCTGGCAGACCGAAAGACTCAGAAGTATCAGTAATATCGACATCACTGTTAGCATAACCACCACGAGTTGTTTGAGTGGCAGACATAATAGGAAGATCAAACTCGACCGCAAACCCACGAAGTTCTTCAGCAATCGCTTTCACATATGTGTATGAGTTTACACCTGCTCCTGGCTTGAACCTACTCGACGCACAGATGTTAAGATAATCGACGAACACAATATCTGGAGCAAAGTTGCGCTTCAACATCAACTCATTTAGTAGTGCCTTGAAATGTCCAACGTGCGCACTGGCAGTGGGATATTCCTTAACAATCAACTTACCCTCAGTTTTATTTCGAATTTTCTCGATACGATTGTCGAACATAGACTTAGAAAGATCCTTCAACTCACCAATGTTTACATTCATCATGTTTGCATCGATACGTTCAGCAATCTTTTCTTCACTCATTTCTAGAGTGATATAAAGAACATTCTTACCCTGTGCCAATGCTCCTGCTGCCATATGACACATAAACAAAGACTTACCAACACCAGTACCAGCGAGTGCGATATTCAGAGTCTTATTGGGAAGTCCACCATCAGTAATCTTATTAAACATTTCAAGATCGAATGGCAGTTTATTTTCTTTGCGATGATAGAATTCGAATCGAGCATCAGAATTGAGAAGATAATCGTGACCAACGTTATTATCGAAACAAATCCCGAGTGCTTCCTGTAGAATGGAAGGGATACCATCCTGAGAATGCTCTTTGTCTCCGCCATCAATAATCTGAATAGACTTCATGATTGCATTATAGACTGCTTTGTCCTTACAGAACTTCTCAGTTTCCTCGAGCAACCAACTAGAATTAACTTCAAGATCTGAATCCATTTGAGTCAATTTCTCGTTTAGATTCTTAAACTCATTTTCATTTACAGTAGTATCATTTTGTGCGGCAATCTCAATCGCCTCAATAGTTGGGAGAGAATTATACTTGACAATGAACGCATTCATGTAGTTGAACAGTTTACGTTCAGAACTATCATGGAAATATTCATCACGCAAGAAAGGAATAATCTTGCGAGTATAATCTTCGTCCGAGAACATTTTACTTAGAATTATTGTCTCAATCTTCTTCAACAATGTTTATATCCTCAAAATCAGGGTCATATTCAGCGCAAATCTTTTCACAGCATGGTTCACAAACGTATGTCTCGAAAGGAATACCATTTTCTTCACCATGCAAACAGAGTGCGGGATCGTTTTTTATATCGATCCCGCATCCACAAGAGTTACAGGTTTTCGTAGTCTTCCGAAATATCTTCGTCAGAAATGTCCACATTTTCATTCTCCATCATTTGTCCACCTGCCATACGATAGCGACCTTCAATCCAATCAGCGAATGTCTTATCAGTAAGGACTGGCAACCAGAATTCCTTGTTATATGTATCATTCAGGCGATACTTCTTTTCTTCATCAACTCGCTGATACCAACCATTACTAGGTTTAACCACGTGACCAGACTCAAGCGCCATGTCAAGTAGACCAGACCACTTACTGATACCACCTTCAAAGGTAACTTCAATTGGGATCTTTGACTTCTCACGAACGTAACGAGACTTCTCAACGTTGATGATAAAGTTGTAACCAACAACCTCAGTTCCAGTCTTTTCCTGCTGACGACCGATGATGAAGATGTTATCAGCGGAGTAGTAGATGCCCGTACCACCAGAGACGATTGCCTTGGGGAACATACCAATTTCCATATAAGTGTGATTGACCACGACCATAGGAATATCCTTGATGGTAAGATGTGGAGTAATCATACGGAACAGCGACTTCATCTGCTTAGCACGAGTCATATCTGCAACCGACTTACCATCTAGGGCATCATCAACTTCTTTCTTAGAAGCAAGGTTACCAACCGAGTCAACAACAATCATGACACGATCCTTGCGTTCAAGTTCATTGACTTGCTTCATGATATCATGCTTCAACTGCTCAATGTCAGTAATAGGAGTATGAATAACCTTGTTGGTATCAATACCAAAGTTCTCAAAGTAGGACTGCGGAGCACCAAACTCCGAGTCATAAAACAAGACAACACCATCGTCATACTTATCCAAGAAACTCTTGACTAGCATCATCGCGAATGCAGTCTTAAAGTGCTTCGATGGACCAGCGAAGATGGTCAATCCTGGCGTTAGACCACCGTCCAACTTACCCGAAAGCGCAACGTTCAGCGCAGGAACTGCAGTCTGAATTAGATCCTTCGTACTAAACAACTTACTCTCAGAGAGAACATTAGTCTCTTTGATAGTGCTGTTCTTTTTAATTCTATCAATCAAATCGCTCATGTAAATAAATCCTCCAGTGATGCGGTTACTTCGGTCTTCCAACCAAGACCTTCGATAATTTGTTTAATTGGTTCCAAGAAACTCTTCTCGAACATTGTATTATAATCTATATACCTATCTAAGTCAAGCTCTTTTGGAATCTTTCCAATAAAAGCAATGCAATTTTCTCGAATATGATTCGGTTCTTTCAAGTAGAGAAACTTAATCTTTTCTCCCTCTTGAATGAGTTCATATTTCTTATCTAGTTTATTCTTACGCAAAAGGTGGTTATACATTAACGCACCTCGAACATGCATAGGTGTTCCCTTGGCATAAATGTCTGCACCAGAAGTATACTTCATAAGACCATTCACACCACGAGGAAATGCAATTTGTTCTGGTTCAAACTTATTGAACAACATGCGAGTGTGCGCAATAAAACCCTGAAGAGTTTTCTCGTCGGTGGTCAGTGCTAGTCTTACTGCTTCTTTGAGACTTTCACGAACAGGTGCTGGAGTCGAGGAACGAACGATTTCGAGACCCATGACTTTGAGTTTTGGATCTTTGTATCGGACGCCTTCGTTATCGTATACATTGAGTGCATACCTTTTCTTCGCAACCCAGAGACCACGTTCTGCGATTGCCTCGCGTTTGAATATAATTTTCTTTTGAAATGCGTTCGTGTAGTCCGCAAGTTGATCGCAACTTTGGTTGATTGCCTCTGTGATTTTCTCTTCGCAGATTTTATCGAGAACGTCAATGAGTTTATCGCGTGATAGATTGCCATAATACTTACGAACAAGAGGGTCCAAGGAAATATAACAAGAATCAGTATCACTGTAGAAAGAGTAGTTGTGTCCATTTGT